TCAGAAAGTAGTCTTTCCCGTATTCCACTTCTGCATTGGTGGGAACTACCAAGGTTCTGCATGTGTTGCAAAGGAAAATGTCGTGACCGGGAATTAGATTGCTTTCGCAGCAAGGGCATCTAGCCATCTGTCGCACTCCTTTTTGAAATCGTCGAGCGGCTGTCCCCACCAAATGATCTGGTTTGGCTCGGCCTGAATCCACTCTTTGTAGTATTCATGCCCAGGCACGATGGGATTGGTAAGCTTTTTGTGCGCCCAGACTAGGGCTGGTTTGTTGGAAATGATTGACCACATAGATAAGGCGTTGGAGGTGGTTACAATTCCCTCGCATTGTTCTGCAAGAGCAAGAACCTCCAACATGCTTTTGGTCTTCCCCACCAAGTTCAATACTCTGGGGTGATCTTCAATCTCTAGGGGGAAATCAAAGTATTCGTTGGTGCCACTATAGCGAGTTTTATCCAGTCCCACCAGGATGAAATTCCAGTCGGTCTTGTCGATGAGATACTGCACCGCTTCCGGTATCCAAGGCCAGTGTGACTGGGGTAGACAGCTTTGGAATGAAAACGGGTTGATCAGAATAGTCTTTTGAGCCATGGGCGGGTTCTGGACGGGCAATCTGTATTCAAACCGTCGTGCGATCATGAAATTGAGTATCATCTCCGCATCGAGGTGAGTGGCGAACACAAATCCGTCTTCTTTGAAGATTCTCTTGGCCCATTCCTTGCCCATCTTGGCTTCTTTAATGACTGCTTGGTATTCATCCTCGTTCTCGGGGGATTCAAAGCGGACTTCCTCGATATTGTCCTGGTATTCCAAGAACTTGGCAACTTCGGGGTCGGTGCCGTAATGTAATACAGATACTTTGCGGTTGATTCTGTTGGTGAGCAGCCAAATGTTGGCATAGCAAACGAACATGTCGCCCCAGGCCCCCAGGGACGTGGTGTATAGTGGTGCGTACTTCATGCTCTATCATAGTAGAAGGAATGACGATTCAGGATCTCGACGCAACTCTTCATCATCTTCTGTGGATATTCCCTGTATTTTGCGATGTCCATGGGCCATTTATCGTTCTTTAGCCTTCTGCTTCCCATGATGATAGCGTTCTCGTAGAACTCCAAGGCAGAATCGAAACGATTCAGGATGTGATAGTAGACATCAGCCATCAAACACCAGAACTCGGCCATGAGGGGCTGGGCGGACAGGCAGAGGTTGAGGTTCTGCAAGGCCGGTGTAGACTTTCGCTCATGCACGAGGTATGCCATTGCCATATAGTATCGAAGCATAGTCGCTGACATGGACTTGCTGTCGATAAACAGGTAGTGTTCCGCCATGTGGAAGAATTCCCTTATCTTCCCCTGAGCCAACAAGATACAGGCGTGGTAGTAGTAAGGGGCGGCATCGGTGGGCTTGTCCGCTTTCCACTGTTCTAGCAGTGGCAGATCGTAGTCGTAGTCACGCTGGCCGGTACTGTAGAGGACTACGTTAGACTCCCGGTTGGTTTCTACATTAAGTCGCTCATAGGTGTGGTTGATGAAGCGAACGCCGGGCTTCCAAAATCTGATCTCTTTGGTGATGAGCTTGTTGCTATTCATGATCTTGGTATAGCAGGGGGCCTCCACACTGGCGTTGCCCATGGCTAATATTTCCCAGGGTTCGATGAAAAAGTTGAGGTCGCTCTCGTATTCCAAGAGGTGGTTCCTGGCTGCATCTCGACGCATATCTCCTAGCCTGAATACCTCAGCGTGGTTTTCGCACAGTGAGACGGTTTCATCGGTGCTTCCTAGATCACCAACCAAGATTCGCCCCTCAAGACTCAGTATCGACTCCAGAGTTTTCTGTATGGTCGGGGCGTTGTTTCGGGTCAGCAGATAGATCGTCAGCATGGAATTTCCTTCTTATCAACTCCATGAACGCTTCGGCCTCGTTCTCTCTGTTGCAACTTTTGTAATGCTCTGCCAGTTGCCGATATATTGCGGAACTGCGGGGCCGCATCTGCAATTCTGCGTAGAGGTTTACTATGTTCATGTTACTTAAAGAGAGTCTTGGAAGAAAAGGATTTTTGCCCAGGAATTTCAGGCCGCAGCGCAGTATATACATACCCCTTTAGCACCTATACTTCGGAGGACATGTGGCCAACGAATACCTGAATAACAAAACCTTTGAATCCATCATTCAGGCTTTTCAATTCTACAAGCGTCAAAAAGCCAAGTGCGAACTCATGGTGGCCGATCTTAAAGAAACTCATGATCGTCGCCGCAAGAAGCATCGAGACAATCTGAAGAAAGCAGACTTGGAAGCAAGTCGCAAGAAGTATCAGGAAGCTTGTGTCAACTACGATGATTACCAGGATCAACTGGCATACGCCTTCTACATTCTATCAGAAAACATCGCCAATTGGGCGAAATTCAGCGGCATCGACATAGACGATGCCATTCAAGAAGGCGTTCTCATCTGCTTTGAGAAGATCGACAGATTCGATCCTCGCAAGGGCAAAGCGTTCAATTACATGAGCACATGTATCTTGAACCACTTCCGGCAGCTTTACCGTAGCGCCAGAAACTACAATGAGTTGAAGAAGCGATACCACACTTTCCTGCAAGAAAGATTCGAGAATGTAATTATTAGGAACGGCATCGAAAGATCTTCTGTAGGTAAAAGCGGCCTTGATCATCAGGCCAATCTGTGGTAATCTTTATGTATATGAACAATCAATCTACCGCCAATCCAGCGCAAATGCTGGAAATGAGCGAAATTATAGAAAAACTCAAGAAAAACGGGCACAAAGAACTGGTAGAATGTCTCTTGGACCATGAGTCAGACTGCTACACCAAGAAGGGCAGGCTCAACAAGAGTGCCACTATCAGGAAGCTGGGCATCAAGAGCAAACAACTGGAAGATGCTTTGAGGGAAATGCGTGAGCTTCTCAGAGAGGAGTTCCAGTTAGAGGACGACGAAGAAGCTTAGCAGAATTCTATGACGTAGGCTCTGGCGTATCTCAGGGAGATATCGACTGTAACAATGCCAGAGTCCCCGTAATCAAGAGTTTGGAAATTGGCGCTTTGAAGCCAAGCATCCTCCCAGATCCACATTTCTAGGAGGGTGCCGCAGCCATCGTACATCCTTAGAATAGCCTCTTTGATGAAGTCGCAACAGTTGGGCTCTTTGAAGTCACCGTATTCCGGGATGTACAGTTCTTGAATCCATTTGAAGACGGGGTGGGGATTGGTCTGGACATCATAAAGAGTCAATTGGACCGGTTTCCAATCAGGCTTACAAGGATAGTACACATCCTCGTTGAGGTGTCTGACTGGCATTTCTTTGAACTGAATGCTAGGACGGGCACTCTTCTCAGGCGGCAATACATTGGCACCTTCCATGGAGTTTGGCTCGGAAGTAACCTGGGGGATCGTAAAGACCCAACGGAACTTTCTTTTCCAATGCTTCTCCGACAAAGGAGCAAACATTCCCATCTTTGCCATTCTGTCCTCCTAGCATGAAAAAAGGGCAGCGGAACAGGGGTGCTTCCGCCGCCCTCTCTAATAGTAGAGTTACTCTCGTTTTGATTACGTCTCTTCTTCTTCCTCGTTTGAGCCACCACAAGGGGTGCAGCAAGGATCGATTGCGAATCCTGGGCACTCGTTGACGTAGGTAACGTCCGAGTAACGAAGAGTCAACTCAATCGTGCATTCCTCAGAGTTTGAATAGTCAAGATCACCGAAGTTGACGGCAGTGGGCCAAACATCCTTCAATGTCCAAGATTCCAGAAGCGAACCACAACCATCCCAAAGTTTGATCACTGCTGTGGCAGCGTAGTCGTTCCTGATGGAACCCATTCTCAGGTTGATCGGGTCGGTAAAGTCGTAAACGGAGGCCAACCATCGGAACAAAGGAGCCGCTTCTGCTGTAGCAACATCAATGTACGTTACAGTGATGGTCTCCCAGGCGGCTTTACCTGGAATCCAGGTCTTTGCATTCAGGAAGTTGACTTCGGTTTCTTCAATCGAGAGATTGGGACGGGAAGCGATTTTCACATAGTGTCTTGGCACAGAATCGGTCATACAGATGTCGAACAACTCAAATGTATAACGGAACTTCCGTTTGAAGATCAAGTTGCGGAAACCAAGTTGCCCAATCCCCATCGGGATTTGCTCAGCCATAGCTACTCCTTAAGTATTCTTTCTTGTCTGCGTTTATGCTTCCCACCATCGTTCTTCAGTGTCACGACCCTGTGAACCACAACCAGAGCAGCAAGCTTCTGGGGTGAAGTCTGGGCAGTACGATCTGTAGATAACGTCGGAATAACGCAACGTAAGTTCAATTGTGGCTTCTTCGGAACTGGAGTAATCCAGATCGCCGAAGTTGATGGCCTGTGGCCACATATGCTGCAACTGCCATCCTTCAAGCAACACTCCGCAACCGTCGTACAGATTCAGTACACCTGTTGCATCCCAGTCTCTCTTGTTGCCCTGTTTGAGATTGATCGGATCGGTGAAGTCGTAGGTCGTGGCGAGCCAGTTCCACAGGCTTCTCATCTCCGTATGAGCAACGTCGATGTAGGTGACCGTAATGGTTTCCCAAGAAGCTTTTCCGGGAATCCAGGTCTTTGCATTCAGGTGGTTTATTTCTGTTTCTTCTAT